CTAGGCTTCCTCGTGACGATCACGCTCTGTAGCTGCAATTCTCCACGCTTCCCAACCTCTTGGAGATGGCGAGAAGAACGCACCACGTTCAAGTCCTTCTGGAAGATAACGCTGTTCAATCCATCCCCCAGGATAATTGTGAGGATAGAGGTAATTGCCATACTCTTCAGAACCAGGGCGCGTACGATCCCTTAAGTAACTTGGAACTTCTCGCCTTGGACCTGTTCTTACCTCATGGAGGGCGGCATCAATACCCGCTTCTGCAGCATTAGATTTTGGAGCAAGCGCCATATAAATAACTGCTTGCGCAAGGTTAATTCTGCACTCAGGGTATCCAATGACCTCGGCTGACCTAAATGCTGCATGTGCAATGAGCAGCGCCTGAGGATCGGCATTGCCAATATCCTCTGAGGCCAAAATCATAATGCGTCGAGCAATAAATTTAGGGTCCTCACCTGCATCAATCATGCGCGCAAGCCAATACAGTGCCGCATCTGGGTCTGAGCCACGCATGGACTTAATAAACGCAGAGATAATGTCATAGTGCATATCTCCTGCTTTATCGTAGGGAAGTCCGCGACGAGGATTTGCCTCAAGAACGTTTTGCTTGGTAATAACAAGCGGCTCAGATGCCTTACTATCAGCAGATTCTGGAACGTCAACCATCTGAGAAGCGAGCTCAAGAGAAGTTAGGGCTGCGCGACCATCTCCGCCTGCAAGCGTCACAATCTCTTTACGAGCATCTTCATCCAGGACAAATGCGCCCGCTAGACCATCTTCCGACTTAAGTGCTCGCTGAATGAGCTCATCGATTGCCTCATCTGACAATGCATGCAGTTCCACTACACGAGAGCGAGAAATCAGAGCGCTGTTAACCTCAAAGTAAGGATTTTCTGTAGTAGCACCAATAAGTACAACTATTCTGTCTTCTACTGCATGAAGCAAGGCATCTTGCTGAGAGCGCGTAAAACGATGAATCTCATCAATGAACAGAATAGTTCTTCTACCTGCTGTTAAAAGCCTTGATTCTGCGGCCTCAATCTCTCTGCGAAGATCTTTAACAGTTCCCGTAATCGCAGATACTTCTACAAATTCTGCGTGCGTTGTATGAGCAATAATGCGCGCAAGCGTGGTCTTTCCGGTGCCTGCTGGACCGTACAGCAAAACGGACGAGAGCGTATCGTGCTCAATTGCCTTGCGCAGCCAGGAGCCTTGACCAACCGCATCTTCCTGACCCACGTATCCATCAAGCGTGGTAGGACGCATGCGAGCAGCAAGTGGTGCATTAGCTTTTTTAGCGGCACGTTCCATGCCAGAAAATAAAGTATCCATGCAGCTATTTTAGCAGTTTAATTTCTGTATTGTTTATATGCGTATTAAGTGCAGTTTTGTTGGCGATAAGGTTCAGAAGATACGCGTAAAAATGCTATTTGGGACGCGCTTGGGACACAAAAATACCCCTCCCAGCACTTAGCCAGGAGGGGTTGTGTGTTACTTAATGCCGGCGATGTATCCATCGTCATTCGTGGTGACTGTGATGTCGCCTGTGAGTAGTTTGCCTTCCTTATCAAAGGCGCAGATATTGTCTGCTCCAACCTCAAAAAGACAATCCTCAACTCGCGAACCGTCAGAGCGTAGATAGAACCAATCATCGTCGAGCTTGAGCCAGCCAGCGGCCATGCGGCCTGTCTCGTCGAGGTAATAACGCTTACCGTCGCGCTCCTGCCAACCTGTCGCCATGCGGCCATCAGACAGAAGCATATACCAGCCGTTGTTGTATTCAAGCCACTTATCGAACTGCAATGCGCCGTCCTCGCCGAAGTACCACCAATACTTATCCGAGTCACTCCAAGAAGCGAATACCCAACCAGTTAACATCCAACCGGACTCGTTGAAGTAATACCAGCCGTCGCCAACTTTGAGCCAACCTGTGGCGTAATCGTCAGCGGTCGCGCCCGTCTGATACCACCATGATCCTTTGCCGTCGGTATGCCAGCCACGCTCGTCTGTTGAACGTGCGCCAGTCATAACCTCATACCAGTAACATACTCGCTCCATAAAGTGCGCATTCTGAGAGCCTGCAAGCTCACCGGGGCAAGCGGTTGCCACAATCTGTTTGTGTGGTCGGACGTTGCCGCCCCATCGAGGGTAGCCGAGTCCGTACTTAATAAGCAACGCAGCAACAAGATGCGCGCCGCTCTCTAGGGTTGCTTCGGAGACAGTCCAGGGCGATGTGGAGTTGTTCGCATGTTCGATGCTAACACTCTCGCAGTTAGCAACCCAGCGACCACACGCCCATGCGGTGTTGCTCTCCAGTACGTGCTGGGTGATAGTGCCTGCACCGTCCACAGAATAGTGTGCAGACTGCGCCTGCATCTTGTCCCACATTGCTGTGATGGCTGCACCGTCTAAGCCTGTGGCAGCTTCATGGTGTACCACGATATACTGCACGGAATGACCGTCTCGCCCAGCTGAATACGCTGACGTTGGAATATAAGCGTCGGCGGTAATCTGTCCGGAAAAGTCAGCCATTAGCGCGCCTCCTCGTCTAAAGGGCTTACGCTTGGTTTGTCATACGTCATTGCACGTGCAGAATCGCCAATACCTTTTGTGGTTGGGTCAACCGTGACACCAATAGCGCCCAGCACCGCCACAACAACGGTGCCAATCAGATAAGGGTTGCTGATGAACTTCACAAATACATCAGCAAGGCTGCCCCATGTAGTTAAATCGGAGTATGCCAGTCCGAGGTAAGCCAGGATAGGACTCATGACGATGCCCGCCATTCCCAACCACCAAGCGGGATTGTGTAGACGTACTTTCCAGTTAATCATGTGAATCTCCTTAAATCAGAATTAGTGTGTATGCGCCTGCTCTAGGCGTTCCAGTCTCCCCGCCTGGTTGCGGGTCACATCCTCGACCACTGCCAGACGGGTGTCATGAATAGAGAGGGCATCACGGATATTCGTAATTGTCTCGTCCGTGCGAGCCATGTAAGCCGTAAATGCTTTCTGAGTATCGTCTATGTCACTCTTGAGCTGCTTCACGCCTTCTTCGATGCGCACCAAGCGCATCGCGTCTTCCTGGCTTGCTCGGTTCATCGCCTTGGCGCCGTTGATGAGCGTTAGCACCATGCCAAGAAACGATACCGCCGCCACAATCTGTTCAAACGTTAATGGGTTCATCCTTCCACCTCCTACTCGAGGCTCTTAGGAATGAGAGGAACGATGCCTGAACAATAGCCACTGTCTGAGTTGTAGATATACACGTGACCATCACCGCCGCCAGCTGCGCCTAGCCAGATTTTGGCGGTGTTGTTACCCTGCTGTACGGCTAGCGGGTGGTAGCCTTGATATTTAGGCAGTAGTTCATCAGGCAACTGCCCTGTTGTTGTATATGACGGGTAACCGCCCGCCATGAAACAATCAAGGTACATTACACCGCCACGAACGCAATACCTTACACGTACCCACTGATTATTAACTAGGTCAGTCCATGAGACATATTTCATCAACTTGAGTAAGTCTGTACTCTTTACCTCTTCTTGCTTCTTAGAGTCAACGTTGACGCTTACACCAGAATCAGTCAATTTGACTGATGTTTTGTGCATGCCGTCATCACTTGAAGCCCTCAGAACAACCACTTGAGCTCCGACCGCAAAATTCCCTGTTGGCTTAAACAGAAGATTATTGGTCATTAGAGCTGTAGCTCTATATCCTCCATTACTTTGGTAATTAGCGACAATACTAAGTGCTCCATTGTTGAGGTTAATAATGCCCTGGTCGAAACTCGCTACCTGTGTCTCTCCTTTGTAGATTCCCATTCCCTGACTGTTCACTGTGACGTGAGCGCCGTTCTTATCTCCTACGTGTGCGCCGTCCTGATCGTGCGAGAAGGCGTTTGTCAAATCCTCGACCGTGCTCTTTACTTCGTCAGCCTTGTTGCTTGCTTCCGTTGCCATAGTCTTCGCCTCCTTTGCTGTGTCATTGGCGTTCTTTGCGTCCGCGGCTACATGGCTCACTTCCTCCGCTGCCTTCTCAGCTTTAGCCGCGACAGTCTCGACTTTCTCTGCCGCTGCTGTTGCCGTGGTTGCTACGTCAGCAATCTTCTCTGTTGCTGCGTCAGCCTTCTTCTCAACAGCTACCGCTTTCTCCTCAACGGCTTGGACCTTAACCGTGGCCTTGTGGGTGTCTTCTACTGTCTTGCGTGTGGTCGATGCGAGGGCGGTCAGACGCTTGTCAGTTGCTTCCTGCGTGCGTTCTTGGGACGTTGTGCCACTCTTGGTCAGCGTGCCTTCGATTGCGCCGAAGCTGTATCGCGTGGCCTTTGGGTCCACGAGGTTAATCGTTCGACCAACACAGAGCATCATGCGGTCAATGCCGTGCGGCTCGCTGGTGACTTGGACACGCTGCAAGTAGTCAATCTGCTGGACGGCCACATCTGCGTAATGTAGATCCGTAGCGCTCACCGTGATGGAATCGGAGAGCTTGCCAGCGGCAAGGTCGGCCACTGCTTTGTCTGCAAGTGCCTGTGGCTGGTTCAGATGGTCATACTCCATCAGCCTCTCAATGACGCCATAACGCTCAGCCATTGCAGTATCTACGACCGCGTCGCCGACAATGTCATAACCACCGCCAACATAGGCGTGTTCATCATCGATGGTTACGTCCTTCTCGTCTTCACCCTCGCCGGTCTTGCCAACTGGCACGATGGCCGTGTAGATGTCTTTACCATCAGCGCCGGTGTTTAGATCAAGAAGGTTCTGACCAAGCTCTACAGACTGAGCGGCTTCGCTTGAACCGTCCGCGTTCAACCAATCGAAGTAGTTATCCTCGCCCACATAGCGAACACGGAAATAACCACCGCAGAGCTTCGTGAGCTTCTCGCGCATCTCCTTCAGTGTGGTCGGACGTGTGCCGGTGCCACGCTGAAGCGCGCCGAAGTTAACGCCAGCGTTAATGCCTACCTTGAACTTCTCGCATCGGTTAGACACGCGCAGGTTGTGTTGCTCAATGAACCACTCGAACAGCTCGCCAGCCTTAGCGGGGGCGTTAATCTCGCAGTCAATCTCGTCAGTGTCGTATGTCTTATAGGGGCGGACGGTGGTGTCGTTGAGGTAAGCCATCGCGCCTTCGCAGATAACATCAATAGATCCGTTCATAGACATCGACACTTTGCGGATTCGACCACGGAAGAGAATCTTCTGCGTCTCGTGTTCCGTGAGCTCAATCTCGCGCTCGGTGTTCATGACCGATTCGCGGTTAAACGCGCGCCAGAGCGGGTGTGTTGGCTGCACGGTAAAAGAAAGAGTCGGAGACTGCCCCGACTCTTCTACAAGCTTACCAGCTGAAATCTGCACGCCTTCCTCACGCGGATCATGAATAACGTTTCCCGCATAAGTCAGTACATACATTTCTATGCCACCCTCTCCCACATATAGACGGCTCTGTAAGGTGGCATGTTGTTGTGTGGCTGGCCACCACCGACCGCGTCAACCTGGAAGCGGTAATTGGTATACGTATCAGCTGAGCGTGCCGTCCACTGGTTGCCGCCGCCGTTATCCGTGCCGTAATGCATCGAGGTGTCGTGACTGTGGCTTGGCATCTCGTTGATGGTCAGCGTGTGAGTGTCCTCGCCGCCAGTTGAGCCTGCGGGAAACTTCTGCGACTGAGCCAGAAGGAACACACCATTCAACGCCTGCCATGTACCGCCAAGAAACGTTGCAGGGTCAGTTGACTTGGTGCTTTGGTAGATTGCACCTACTGGAAACATAGCGTCCAGCAGGTCGAAGTTCTTGGCCAAGTCCTTAATAGTCTGAACAGTCTCGTCCGTGACGTCAGGCTTCGTGAGACCCAGCCTTGGAGTCTTTGTGCTCATTAAATGTCCTTCCAATCGAAGTCGAGCATAACTGTTGTGTTGTTGTGTGTCTCCGCGTCATCGACGTACGCATGCTCTCGCCATGTTCCGCGCATGTCCTGCCACTTCTTACCGGCTAGGCTGGACCATGTCAGACCCTTGAGTCTGTTCTTTCCAGCGCGGCCAATGTATGCCAGGCTTGTGCCGTCGAGCTGCTCCCAGGTAAGCCCCGCATAATCGCGCCAGATTGCCGTTCCGTAGTCCGGCGTAGTGTTTACGGTTACACGGTTCTTTCCGTTGTGCAGCTCCAAGTCTCGGTTTATCCACACACCCGGCTGAAGGTCAACGGTTCGCCCGTTGATGTTGACAAGGGCGCGTGTGTGGCATGTGATGGCCGGAACCACCGCATGCGCGGGGCCGTCGATGATGTAAGTCTTGCCAAGTTCACCGTCAAGCTCGTAGTGCATAACACCGCGCGACTTGTATGGATCTGCAGTGATTGTTAGCTTGATGTCCGCCGTCTCGTCGTAGAGCGTCTGGGAGGTGACCTCGAAGCGTCCTGTGTAGGTGTAACCATCGTCCCAGGACAGCGTGAACTCTAAGCGCCTACCGTGAAGCATGTTACGCATGGCGGTCAGCGTTGTCTCAACGCTTGCCCAGTCATGTGTGTCGAGCGGCGAGAGTGTAATGGTGATTGTCCGCTTGTCGAACACCGGCGCACCCGTCAGCCACTCAGACAAGTCCAACACGCCATCGCGTCCAGGAATAGACACCGTAGATGTTCTGGTGGCTGGCGGTTTGTCTGTGTAGTTCGTGACTGCTAGGCGATAGGTGGCGCAAAGCGGCACTCCATCAACCACAACCTCGTACGTGTCTGTTAGTTCCGTCATCTGTTTGCCACCACCTTATATTCACCGAGGTTTGAATCCACATACGGCGAGACAATCGAACCGACCGTCTGGCCATCCATCACAACGCGCATATTGCGCACATCTTCACGCAGTCCACTAATCTCGCTAATCAACTCGTCGTCACTCTTAGAGTTGTTCACTGCATCGCTGATGTAGCCTGTGAGCGTGCTAATTGGCGCGACCGCTTCAGGTCCTGCTTCTCCGCCAATCATGGCCTTGTTTCCGTTCATGCCGAACATGGTCGGATTCATCAGAACACCACCGTCGGCGTACCACTCAATGCCCAGGCTTGGAACAGATGGTGGAGCGAGCGAGAATGTACCGGAGATGCTAAAGTGCGGAAGCTTAATCTTTGGGAACTCAAGATGAAGACCGCGGAAGAATCCGCCGATGGCGTCCAGGGCTCCGGATACGGTGTTCTTAGCGTCGCCCATGACGTTGCCAATCGTGCTCGAGATACCGTGGAAGACGTTGCTCACCGTGCTTGAGATACCGTTAAACACTGCCTGGAACGTTCCGGCGATTCCGTTGACAATGCCGGACAGAGCAGACGAGAGACCATTCACGATGCTCGTGACGGTTGTGCTCATGCCCTGGAACACTGTCTGCGCGCCATTTGCGGCCATTTGCCAGTTGCCTGTGAAGATACCAACAAACACGCCGATAACCGTCTGAATTACGCCGACTGTGGTCTGAATGATGCCGGAGATTGTTCCCATTACCGTCATGACAATGCCGCCGACAACCTCAAACGCTGCACCAAACACCACGGACACGATTGTGGCCACTGTAGTGAACGCCACGCCCAAGTTCTGAAGCACTGTGTCAACAAGTGGCTGAGCCGCTGCAGCGAACTGAGAAATGGCGTCTCGTGCTGTTTCGATGTATGGCGATAGAGTCTCAAAAGCTCCGCCGACAGCTTCGCCGAATCCGCTGAACGCTTCAACGATAAGACCCGCGCCCGTGCTTAGTCCGTCAAGCGCAGGCTGCAGAATACTCATAACAAAGTCGGCCACTGGTTGCATGGACTGAAGCCACGCGTCAAATCCTCCGCCAGTGGATAGGTTGGTGATTGCGTCCGCGAGTTGTTTGATTAGATCCGCTGCGCCGTTGACAACAACCGCAAATGCCCCGCCGAGTACTTCAACGATTGAGTTCAGCACCGGGACGATGGCATCTATTGCATCGCCGAAGATTGGCCCTAGGGCGTTACCAAGCTCACCAAGCGTGCCCATAAGATTGCCAAGTGCCTCTTGCAGTGGTGGAGACACCGCGACCAATCCAGCGAACGCAGCGATGGCGATTCCAACGGGACCACCCAACGCACTCAGCAAGCCGGACAAAGGGCCGAGCATAGCGCCAAGCACTGGGATATTGGCAATAACCGGAGCAAGGCCGCTGAGCGCCATGGCCGAGAAAGCCGAAGCGATAGGAGCCACAAACGTCGGAATATTGCCGAGTTGCTTGCCCATGGCATCAATAGCCGGCGCCGCTTGCTTGAACGCATCAACCAACACCTGAATAGCCTGCGTGAAAATTGGAGCGGTCAGACGCGACAGAGCCGCGCGAACGTTAGCGAATGAGCCAGCCAGTGTGTTACCAGACGACAGAGCCGCTTCGCCTAGACCGATACGCATTGCTTCCGAGAATGTATGGAAGTCAATCTGTCCCTTGGAGACCATGTCGGAGACTTCTTTGGACGTCTTGCCAAGGTATTCACCCAGGAGCTGCAGAACTGGTACGCCAGAGCTTGAAAGCTGCAGCATGTCGTCGCCCATCAGCTTGCCACGCGATGCGACAGAGCTGAAGATAACGCCGATATCGTTGAACGCTCGACCAGATGCTGCCGCAACGTTCGCAACGGACTTCAGCGTGTTGGTCATATCCTCGCCGGACTTAATGCCAGCTGCAGAAAGCGTTGCTGCCGCTGTTGCGGCGTCGCCTAGGCCAAACGCCGTGCCGCGGACTGATTGAGTGGCCGAGTCCATAATGGACTCGATGTCCTGGGCGTCATGGCCAAAGCCGGCGAGCTTCTTTCGTGCGTTGTCGATGTTCAGCGCGCGGTCAATGCCGCCCTGGATGGCCATACCAGCAACCGCGGCAATTCCCGCCTGGCCTACGCCAATCAGTGAGCTCGTGATTTGCTGAGTGTTGGTGCGCACGGCATTCCATGCGTTGGATAGTCCGTTTCTCGCGCTTGTCGCGATGCCGCTGAAAATGTTCTGAGCCCGCGACCTAAGCTCTGCAAACGATGACTGCACGCTGCCAGACGCATCGCCCATACTGTGATCCATAGAGCGCGATACTTCCTGCGCTTTATTTTGAATCTGACTGAGTGAAGATTGCGCCTTGTTTACGCCGTCAATAAAGCCATCGGCGTTAACGGTGAATTTTGCGGAGAGTGTATAGTCACTTGCCATATATACCTCCTCTCATGTTTATTTCTGTTGATTCGATAGAGCCTTCTCGAGCGCGGCCATTTTGTCGCGCGCTTCTTTCGCGCTCATGGTCTTTCTGTCAGGCTTGTTTGCTTCAACCCACAAAAGCTCAGGCTCTTCGCTCTTCTTCTTGTAGCCATTGGCGAGCGCGTTTGCTATTGCTTCATTGAGAAGCATTTGGTCAGACGCGACGCGGTCATGCTCAGCTACTTGAAGAAGGGCAATCTGAGCCGCTGTGAGCCTGTCAAACTCGTCCGGCGTCCACCCAAAGCGAACAGCCGCCCACGCCCACATTGCGTCACGCTCATAGCCTGTCAGCGGCTTCTGTGGCGCTTCTTGTGGTTGGTTGGCCTGTTGTTTGTTTGTGGATGGTCTGACCCAGCGCGGGCTCACCAGATCTACTGGAATAAAAAACCGCAGTCCTTCATGAGTGAGTCGCTTACGGCTTCAATCATCTGAGCGTAGCCGTGCTCCTGCAGGTACTTTCCAGCAAGCTCAATGGCCTGTGTAGGATTGACCCATGCGCTTTGTCCACTCTCGCGGATGCCATACGCGAAGATGGTCTTAGTCTCGCGCAGGGTTGGCTGAGCGGTGAACACGGAAATAATACTTTTGTTACCAATCGCACTCTCGGCCATCTCAACACGCTTCTCCGCATAGAGAAGCTCGTATGTAGTACCGTCAACATCGAAGGTAAAATCTGCCATTTCTTACTCCTTAACTAATAAAAAAGGGGCAGCCGAAGCTACCCCGTGATTGTGTTAGTGGACGCCTATCGTCCTGTTGGCTTGGTGATTGCCTTAGCCTTGGCGGCTGCATCAATATCGAACCACGTCCACTTGCCTGTACCTGTGAGAGATACAGACGCGGTGCGTACATCGTCGGTTGGAGAATCTGCCTCGTACTTGGTAACGATGACAGCGCCGCCACCGATTGGAGTGAAGTCTGTATTGTCCAGGAACTCCTTGACGCACAAAATAGTGCCGTCGGCGAGTGCCTGGCGGAACAATTTGTCGCTCTCAGCGTCCTTGACAGCCACCGTATCGACGGAAACCTCGAAGGAACGGGTAGATGCGCGATTGACCTTCCAAGCACCGCGAGAAGACTTCGTGGAGACGCTCGTAGTATCAGCGGAAAGCGATACCTTGTGAGACTTCTCGCCGGCGATTGCGAGGAGCTTAGATCCGTCAGCGCTAAATACGCCAAGCAAGACCTCTGCGCCGTTTACAGCGTTAACGCCACCGGCGGAGACGTCGCAATATGCACCGCTATCGAATGCAGTTGAATCTGGCATAGTAATGACCCTTTCTACTTAATAATCAGACCATAAGAGACGACCACCTCGAACGACACAACCGCGTGCCATTCTCCTGTCTCGTCTCTCTTAATTGTGTTTAGACCGTTATCCGTTTGACGGATGACCTGGAACGGACAAGCCAAACTAATTGGCTGGCTCATGGCTTCTTCTAGAGCCGTTACCATCTTGAATATCTCCTCGCGCGTCTTAGACGGCTTGGAGATTGCGTGGAGCTCGATAGTATAGACGTCCAGCCACATTGTTTTTGTTTTGTCCGAACGAACTGAAAGTGCGCCGACGGAATAAAGAGGAGAGGGTTCTTTATTCGCGTCGGTCACACACTTAACACCCGTGCCGTCTTTGACACGTGCCACAACCGCCGCGACAAAGTCGTCGAGCGGGAGTCGCTTTAGTGCTTGCCTCATAAGCCTTTACTCCTTAGATACTCACCGCACCGCTTCTTCAGAACAGCGCGCGCCGCCTTTATCTCCGTAGCAAAGAAGTGCTGGCCTTCCACGAATGGTGCCTTTAGGCGCTTGCCAAGCTTCGGAACGTACTGGCCAACGTTTTGACGGTGGCCATACTCAACATGCGGAGCGTATTCGCCTGTATAGCCAATCTCTCCTTCGCCACCTTTGACACTCTGGCGAATAGAACCAATCAACTCGCCCGTATCTCGTGGTGTGGTTGCGCGTAGATCTTCGGCTATCTCGTTCACGGTGCGCTTCATAACAATCTCGGGCTTGATGTTTGCAAGCTCCTTCAGTGCGTCGCCAAGTCCGCCGTCGTCAAACTCCAGGCGAACACTAGGCATACGCATCACCCTTTAGCTTCTTCAGTGACAAAACGCGGCGGCGTCCGAAGTCACTCACATGGATAACCTCGAAGACGTCACCAGCGTCAATCACGGGAAAGCGAACAAGCGACGCGCGAAGAGCAAGCTCGGCGGGAACTGTCGTGATAAGCGTCAAGTCACACGCCGCGTAGTCGTTGCCTTCGTTTGTCGTCTCTACAAGGGACGCAGGGCATACCCTCGCCCGGATGGTTGTTAGCACCCGGCGCGAGAGCACGCGGTTTCCTAGCTTGTCGCGCGCGTCGGTGTCCGCGAGCTCAATCAACTCGCACATCCGCCACTTCATACGAACCTCACCTTTGGGAACTGCAGAGCGGCGGTAGTGTCCGCTCTAGCAATCTCAGCCAAAGCCGAAAGCTCCGCGGCATACTCCGCGAGCAAATCGTCCACAAACTGAAGGGACAAGGTTCCACCCTGCCCCTCCGCCTCCTGTGTGATGCCTTCGTCGAATCGGCGGTTCACCGCCTTGATGGTCGCATCGACCACAAGGGACTCAGCTGTGGCGGGTAGCGTGGATACACCAACGCGCAAACAGATGCGGTCTGTGAGCGTATGCGTGACCTCTTCCAGCCACTTATCGCTCGGCTTATCCTCGACCGCTTCGAGTCGTGTCTTGACGCGATCTAATACGCTCATACGCTCACCTCCTTACTCGTGAGTTAGACGGTTGCCTTAATCTCAGCCTTGACAACGCCGTCGGTAATCTCTGGGAAGATCTTGACGCCAGACATAACCAAGGTGTCGCAGGTTGCGTTATTGGTGTTGATATTGTGGGTAATACCAACGAAGCCGGTAGCATCGGAGGTCAGGCCGAAAGTGGAAGCAAGGTCAGAACCATTTGCTGGGATATATGCCAGGTTGAGGTTCATAGCTGCAGTACCAAAGAGAGTACCTGCCCTAACCGCGGAAGAGGTGATTGCAGTACCCAGGCCAAGGAAGTCCTTGAGGTAAGTGATGCCTGCAGCGTTCTGAGTGGTTACGGTTGCGGTGCCGAGGTAATCAGCCACATCGAGAGGGTTGACGAAGAAGACGAATGGGTTGGCTGCGTCAGTATCGAATCCGTCGTAGCCCTCAAACTTAGCGGTAAGAGTTGCCCAGAGGTTGGCCATAGCAGCCTGAAGGGTCTTGCCGTTCTTTGCTGCAGCTGTGGTAGTTGCGACACTTGCAATCAGATCGCTGCGAATGCCGTTCTGGATGGTGCCGATAAGCTGAGCGTCTGCCTCGTTGATTGCATGGTCGCGGCCACGAAGCTGAATAGCTTCGGCAGAGGTGACACGGCGATACTTCTTAAGAGGAAGCTCGATGGTCTGGTCAAGCTGACGCTTGATGTTAGACGCTGGAATGGTGTCACCCTCAGCAACTACGCCATTCTTAACGTCCTTCACGAACTTATAGGTCTTGATGGTGCCGCCCTGTGGTACTGGAATAAGGTTGGTAATACCGAGAGCCTTCTGAAGCTCCTGGATGCCCTGGGAGAATCGGTTGACGTAATCAATAGAAATCTCAGGAGCGATGTCGGTCTTTATGGTAAGTCCTGTTTCTGCTGGCATGATAAGCCACCTTTCTTAGTGTTAAATAAACAATCCGATGTTGTCGCGGATGGCTGCCTGGCGAGCGATTGGGTCCTTGATGGCCAAGATCTCTTCTTTGGTCATCGTCTTAGTGGCCACACCCGCCGCAGGAGCTTTGCCCGCGAGCTGTTTCTTCACGGCATCTTCTACGGCCGCCGTGAAAGCCGTTGAGAAAGCGTCAACGGACGCCTTTGTTTCCTCTGCAGTCTCACCCACTAAACGCGCGAGAATGTCATCGCTGACCGCGATACCTTGCTCAGAGAGTTGACGACGAGACTCGGCCACCATCGCGTTTACAGTGTCGCGACGCTTGTATTCGTCAAGCTCCTTTTGAACCTTGTCACGTTCGTACTCTGCCTTTTGCTGAGCATTCATCTCGGCCAGCTTTGCAGCTTCTTCGACCTTTGCGGCTTGCTGCTTCTCCCACTTCGCTAGACGCTTGGAGACAATCTCGTCAACATCAGCGTCCGTGTACTTTGGCTGCTGCTTGTTGTCCTGCTTTGGCTCGGTCTGTGTGGTGGCCGCGTCCTTGTTAGCGCCCTCGCCATCCACTACAGGAGCCTGAGCCTGCTTAGTCTCCTCTGTGGTCTCTGTGGTTGTTGCTGCGTTTGTTTCTGCACCCATTGTTTTTCTCCTAATCCCCGGCGCTCCAAGGCGCGTCGGCGTGCCTTTTCTCCTTAGCTTTTAGCGACGTCAAAGCTTGGTCGATGCATTAAAAAAGCGACCGTCTAGTCGCTTTCAATACACAGTTCAACAATTTTCTCTAGTACCTCGTCCGTGGGACATCCACGACAACGCATGAGCTCGCGCTCCCCTGCGTCCACAACGCACACCGTCGGAAGGTGAGTGATGCTCTTCGCGTCCTTGGACCTTGGTGAGCAGTCAACGTCGATAATCTCGTACTCGATATCTTCTTCAGATAAAGCCGGCACTATCCTCTTGATAGTCCCGCGACAGATGCTGCACCACTCGGCCATATAGATCACTACTCGCGCCATATTCTCACCTCCTTGGCGGTCTAACAAAAAAAGCCACCCGGAGGTGGCTCGTGAAAGCTAGTTGATTGGTGAAGGTTAGAAAGTAATTAGATTGATATGGAGACCATCTTCATCTTTGCTCCACTCTTCTTCGCACTCGTCTTTGATAAATTTCTCCGGAACATAATCCGAACCAATTAACCAAAGTGATTCGAACTCTTTAGCTTCACTGAAGTCGACTAACCAACCAGATAAATCCATAGCTAACATGTCGTCAAATTCTGCCATGTTGCCTTCGCCACAATCAAGAAAGAACACTTTTCCTTGTTTATTGGCTTCTTCTTGTACACGATTAAAGAAGTTAACGAACTGGGCATCACTTAAATCGTGCTTTGTTTTAAGTCCCACTACCTTCTGTAGCACGCCTGTATCTGACATTAGTCGCACCTCCTCGCATAATTGTTACAAAGTCACCCTTTGCATCTACGATTACAAGATTACCATCATATTCATAGAAAGTGCAAGGATTATCGCCTTCTTGTCCCCACCAGTCACCGGTAGCAACTCGTTCAGCTTTCTCAATAATTTCGTTACATATTTCTACGAACTTATCTCTATCTTCTTTTAACGACGGATTCAATTTCCATTCTCTAGCATGTTTGCGCATCTTTTTGCCAACTTGCTCTTTCGTAAATGCAACCTTATCCGTCTCTAAGAAAACGGTTCGTTTAGACTTCTTCGCTCCAACGCCTTCCCAATTCTCATATGCCTTTTCTCTGGCTTTCCGCTTCTCCAATTCCTCCTGCTTCTGTTGCCATGCGTCCCAATCGTCCACGGCTGGCGCAATCTGACAACGGCAATATGGATGGAGTGGCGGGAAGTTCACGCCCACCTGCATATCCTCGAAGCGGAATGTAGATCCATTCACGCCTTCGCACTCTTCGCAGGCGCGCTCGTCATGCACCACCTCGATGGTGTAAGAGTCGAAGCCTTCACGTTTCAGCTCCTCAACCTGTGCCATGCGCGAGACGTAAGTGCCCTCGGTGTAGACCAGGCGCATAAGCGATGACTGCGGAACGTCCACAAAGCGCTTCTCGAGAGCCTTCGCGATTCGCTGATACGAATCGCCGCGCGCGAGTGCCTTCGACATGTCCTGCGCCACGTAAGACGCGAGAGTTTCCGTGTTGTCCCAGATGCGCTGGGAGTATGACGTGTTACCCGTCCACACCGTATCAACGAAACGACGAACCGCGTCAGAGTCCATGCTGTAGAACGCTCGACCAAATCCCATCGCTTCAGCCGCCGTGTTTGCACCACGTAAAGACTGGCGCATGATGTGATTATCAACGCGCTGAATCACGTCTCCTGTAGCTTGGTAGAGATGCAAGCGTGCGGACGCTTGTAAGCCTTCGAGCCTGTTCAGTTGGTAGATACTCTTACGCACATCCACAATGGACTGCATATCCGGGTGCTGGCGCAGAAACTCGTCACAGTCACGGATAAGGAGCTCGCGGTCTTTCGGGTCCATCGTCTCCATAAGGCGGCGATACTCCAGGACGCCATTCTCGCCGTAGCGCTGATAATACTCAGCAATCTCGCGATTCAGGCGGCGGAGCTCGCTTTCGTAGGCGTTATGGACGCGTATCGACAGAGCGCGTTCGTCTTTCTCCATCGCTGCGTCAGCGAGTGTTTGGCGGCTGTGCCAATACGAGTCCATGTTGCTCCTTATCTAACAATTTCTGGCATAGCATCGCCCAAAAGAATCGAGCGTGCCTTGTCATGATCTACTCCAATGGACGCACTAATGACGCTTATCGCCTGAGCCTCTGACAGGCTTCCCGCGGCGTATTGTGCAATAACAGAAAGAAGTGATTGGGTCTGTGCTCCGTTGAGCGACTTCAGACCTCCATCACTCGCCCCCCCGTCTGTACGGTCTGGGACCATCTGCGCGGCCTGCTCTGCGCGTTCATCGGCCATGCGCTGCATTTCAGCTTGTGGCGAATCAACGCACGAAAGAACGGAGAGCTGCGTCTCCTCGGACGTAATGCCGGAGAGGTTGCCCGCAATCTGAGACTCTTCGAGCAAATTCGATGGTAGGTTGCGCGTGAAGGTGGCGCGGACGGTAGTCCATGCCTTAGCGTCTAGGCGCGTATTTCCTGCGTAGTTACACAGCAGCTTCCAACGCCTAGAGAGCGAACGGCGGAACTTCCTCTGCTTTACTACAGCGATATCGCTCATGGCCTGAAGGCGGTACTTGATAGCAATACCGGAGCTGGTGTCGAACTTCTCGCTTGAGAGGTCTGACACCATCGACAGAACGAAGATGAGACGTTCCACACGATCAATGAAGTTTTCCTGCGTGCCGTCTGCGTCAGGCTTAGACAGAAACTCAACGATGACGTTTGCCGCGTCCCTCGAGTCTAGATTGATGATGCGCGAGTCTCTCAGATTCTGCAGCGTCTGGTCGTCCAGGCGCGCGCCGAGAATCTTTAGGTATGCATCAGCGTAGTACTCGACATCGTTAGCCTTCTCGGAGATTGCCTTGTTGTACGCGTTAATGAGCGACATGACGCCCTCAAACAAGCCAAGACGCTCCTCATTGTCCACATACTCAACCACAGGCACATCGTCAAAGCCGTGAATGACAGGCTCACCGAAGATGACCTTCGAGCCGTCCATCACAAACGGCATCTCGAACATGGAATCGTAGAGCGTGCCGCGGAGTGTGTCGCGCTCATTGTCGAAAAGGTTATCGTCCAACCAGAAGCGCACCGCGTAGATGATGTCATTCTCTACGGTGTCATCGCGGACAACGAAGCAATTCATTGGCGTGACTGAACAAGAACGCGCGAAGGCTTCCTCGTCGCGCCACATCAACTCATAGCCTGCGCCGTAGATGTCGGCAAGCTTGGAAAGCTCGGCGTCTAGGTCGTCAGAATCGTTGACCGCGCTCCACACGTCCAGATACTCCGCAAACGCTTCATCGTCAGCGGTAGTGCGAATAGGAACGCCCAAGAAGTAGCCGACCATGGAGTCCACGATCTGCTTGGCGAAATTGGCCACGAGTCTATTGTCCGGCTTGTATTCTGCCTTTTCCTTCTGGTGCAGAATGTCGTGGTCGCCCTCGTATGCTTTGCGAAGGCTGGCCAAGCGGTTAATCTGCTTTGCGCGGTAGTCTGTGACGAGCTTGCCAAGAAGCTCCGCGGTCATCTGTGTGTCCTTTGGTAGGCGGTAGCCGCCCCTTTGCTCAAACGTGGAAGCGTTTGCTCCCTTAACGTCAGCATCCACTAAATGCCTCCTCTAAATAGTCGAATGGTTGGCGCATTATCGTGCAAGCGAATAGCACACGAGAGGGAATCAGGCGCGTCATCGTGCTCCGCTCCCTCGGTGAAGTCCATGACTTCGTTCCAGTAATTGACGCTAGCTTCGCGGACACTCTCAAGCCTGGACAGCTTGGACCAAGTACCGCGGCCATACGTCGCAATCTTGATGAACTTGTTGGCGGTCTCTGAGTACGTGTGGACGGGTAACCCATACCCGTCGAGCTTGTCAGCCACGTACCCTTTATCCGCGTTCTTCTCCATGTACACCGTGCCAAGTCTCAGCTCGCGGTGAAGCTCTAGGATGCGCGCCATGCACTTATCGACGTGCGTCTCGCGGTACAGTTCACCGTGGACGTAAGCTTCATCGCCCACCCACTTGATACATGTGATTGCCGTACCGTCTGAACCGCCATAGGCCGCGTCCACGTGCATAATGCCGTCGTAAAGAAGGCTCTCGTCTTTGAAGGTCTTACAATCGCCCTCGAAGACTACGCCCTCCTCTGCCACATGGCGCAGCTCATAGTTAGCCGCAAAGAGTGAGTGCGTCATCGACGCCTTCAGTTGTGTGGCCACGTCCACACTCACGAGCCCAGTGGTATCCCATGGCCACTTCTCAGCGGGTGGCATGATGGTGAACGCGTCGTCTTTGTGCCAAGGTGTTCCCGTGTTGATGATGCGTCCACCGCGGTTCTTGACGTTTTGCAGTTCGCGGTAAATCTGCTTTGTGCGCTCACGCTCAGCGCGGCTCACGCGGTCACGCAGTGTGACGATGTCGTCCGTAAAGATGATGTCCCAGTGCTTACCGGTAAGCGAGCCGCCAATGCCGATGCCCGTCAGTTGAGGGGAACCGGAGACGTTACACGCGAGACTTGTCGAGATTGCTGTAGAGCTTGCTGTGGTCAGTTTCAATGGCTGGCTGTAGATGCTCTGTGCAATCTCCTGGGTGAGCGGATGCTCGACCATGCGACGAACCGCCGCGAGTACTTCCGCGACGTCATTCTCGCCTTTGCGTTGGAATCCCACGGTCAAGTCCGGACGAGTGAGCAATATCAGCCACAGAGCAACCTCGACGCAGGTCGTCTTGTATGAACCTCGATGGGACTGAAGCGTCATGTCACCGTGGCCAAACACCATCTCATGGATCCATCTGTCGTGGAGTCCTTCGCGCAGAAGGTCATAGCCTAGCTCATGCGCCAGGCGAACTGGGTGCTTGGCTATGAGCGTCGCGAGTGCTCTATTTGTCTCCATCGCTCTCTACCTCGTCGAGCAAGCTCTTGAACGCGGCGCTGGCTTCCTTAGCGTTGGCGGAAACTTCCATCTGTTGTACAGGCTTTTGTCCGGAAGAATCGCGGACGAACTCAGCCGCGCGCACGTCTCCTTCGAGTGCCTGGGTGAGCATGGCAAGCGCCATAGCTTCGCTCGCGGTCACGTTCTTTCCCGTGAGCCCTGCGATGGTGGACGCCTCGGACAGCTTGCCTGGCTTCATCGGCATGGCGAGAAGATCTAGAAGCGTCTCACGAATCTCGCGCCTGCGCTTCTGAACCGCGTTAGACTTCGCGGCGCCCTTCTTGCCTATCGCGCTCAGCTCCGCCTTGGTGCGCTTGCTGTTAGGCGTTAAGTTCTTCGCCGCGTTCGGATTGTTTGCCATTCGTGAATAAACTCCTTCACTTATGCATAAAAATGAATATTGAGCTAACAAAAAAGCGCCCTCATTTCTGAGAGCGCCCGAGTCGCTTTGTTAACTTTCGTACATTCCTACGGTATCAAGATAGCACGTTTTAATATGAATATAACTGCAAGATTATGCATGATTTATGAATATTCTTCTTGCTTTATACACAGCCTAGCAATACCCACCGTGTTTGTAAACTCCAAAGAACGTTCGCGCAGGATAAACGCTTGACGCATAGAAACGTGCGCCCTCTTGGCCGTCTCCGCCCACGTGTAACCTTCGACGAAGTACAACTGCATCACGAGGGCCGCATCTTGGCCAAGCGCTTCTCCGATTGTGTTGCATGCGGTGTAACCGTCAAGAATGACGCTCTCCAATTCGTCTAACAAACCCTCTAGAAACGCCTGTGCGGTCATTTCCGCTATGCTTACGCGTGCAGTCGGGTCAGAAGTCGAATTCTTCGCTCCCGCGCCGCTACAAGCCTTCAGAGGCTCTCTGACGGCGTTCAGCCTGTTGCGAGCGCTTTTGATGTCTTTCGCGGCCTGCCTAACACTCTCCCACCATTCCAGCCCAGTCATGCCACTACCTCGCCTTTTCCTACAATTCCTCGACCGAGAAATAGATGCCCATGATGTCAGCGTAGCCTTTGTCGAGACTCTCGCTGCAGATAAAGCGGTCGTCTTCAATTATTCCACACCTGGTCAGACAGTCTTCAAACGTCTTCAGCATGTTCGACATGTCCGGCTTCTCCGTCATGGGGCTGCCATCGGGATGCTTCTCGCTCGCAGGAAAGCACCACTTCACCACGCAACGCAAAGGCCCGGTGAGTGGCTGGAAGTTCTCCGACACCTTCGTGACCGACTTCAGCCACACACAAATCAGATCCTCCGCGGTTTTCAGTTCGTCTGACTTACGGATGGCGGCGTGCATTCCTTTACCACCGCCCACGATGTACGCCAGAAGGGCGTTATGCGTCACGCTCGGCGGCTTCATGGGCAAGAATGCCGACACACGCCTTTTCGCGTCTTGTGCGGGCTCTGCGTGCCTTGTACGGCCACCCGCGCTACTTCTTGGGTCAACCACATCAATCAATCTCCTCAATGTGAATCGTGAATCGTGAATCTCAAAAAAATGAACCGCGCCAATTACACGGGCGCGCGCGGAAATGTTCAAGAGCTTGCGGCAAACGCACCCTAGCACTAGCCTCAGCGTACAAGGGGCGTTTGGCGCGCGCCCTTGGCGCCAAACCCCTGTGCTAGGGGCGTATTGTCCAAGGATTGAATACGAAAAAATCACCATTACCACCAAAATCGGCTTATATACCTATATAAGCGGTGCGCCGTTTTTGGTGGCAACTACTCATTTGTGTCATTCAAAAAGCCACTTTCTGCTTCTTTAACTGCGTCGATGTACATCGTCATCATGCGAGTGCGACCTCGTGAGCCCTCAACTTCAATTTTGCGCTTTTCGATAGCGCACCAATCGCTGTCCGCCCACCTCTGAATGCTACGAATGTTCGGCTTCACTTCGTACCCCTCTGGGTCTATGCGCGTGCCGATTCGCTCGAGCAGATCCTCTTGGGTGACATATCCGTTTTCGTCCGCACAACCATCCGCCACCGCCGCATCGTAAGCGTCCTGCATCAGCTCCGCCGCTTCCTTCTGGATGCGGTGGTTCTTCGCCAGCTTGCTCTCGCGCCCCTTGGCGAATGGGTCAGCGCCTTCCGTCTCGAACTTCGCGAGCATGCCTGTTGGGTCATCGTAGAACCGTGGCCACTTGAAGATAACGTCGCGCTCTGGCGGTGTAGGAAAGCTCCTCGTGGTCATGGATACGCGATAGGCTGGGCAATCGTTTAAGCGCGTGCGCCTAAACTCCTCCGGAATCTCCAGTGGCGTGAAGTCACACATTGAGTCCGCATCACGCGCATAAACACCAGAGCCACTCATGCGGTCCATTGCCTTCTTCTGGCCGGCCGTACCCTTTGGATGGTGATGCGCATAAACAACAGCGCATCCGCACTCCTCGGTGATACGGTCGATGGCGTTCGTGAACTCTGCCACCATGCGAGAATCGTTATCGTCTCCGCCGTTGACCTTATAGACCGGGTCAACGATGACCATGGTGAAAAAACCCTTCTCGCCACGTGCCAAAACACGGCGAATCAGAATGGGCGTTAAGTCCTTCATAAGGCGAGCCTTACCGCGCAGATTCCATGAATAAAAGTTGGTCTTTAAATCATCGAGTGCGCCAGGTTGTTTATCGCCGTGACGGGCGTCCCAAACCGTATGGAGACGTTGTCTAAACTCATTCGCTTCAATCTCCAAGTTTACGTATAAAACGCGTCCTTTGATACATGGCATACCCAGCCACGTACTACCCGTACAGACCGCCTCGGCTAAGTCAATGAGCGCATAGGATTTGCCCATCTTAGAGTCACCCGTCAGAATCATCTTCTGTCCCTGGCGCAGAAGTCCCGCGCCCTCGATACCAATAAGCGGGGCGTTCAACTCCACCGGCTCGTCCCAGTCTGAACAGTCAGCTTCGTCTGGCAAATCGTCTTCAGACTCGTCCGCCCACTTCTCCCATTCATCCCAGTCCTTGCAGCCAATGTTGAGCTTTAGAAGTCTCTGACGATTCTGGCCACGCGTGATGCCTGGCATACGTGAGAGACGGCTGGGATTCTTGTTAGCCATGTCTGGCGAAAACTTACGGCGCGCGCAGAACTGATACAGCTTCTCTACGCGCTTCCTGTACAAGTTTTCATCGGTGCCTGCGTCAATGTGGACGATAGCGTGAACGCTTTTGTTGCCACTTGATACTACGGCCACGCACGGGAGCTTCATCGCCTGGATCATGCCAAGCTGCTTCTCCACTTCCAGCGTGTCAGACTCAACAAGGGCGTATCTAAACTCTGTGATGTTTTGGTTGGAGCGTCCTTTACCGTCTACCGGGTTAAAGCAGATCCATGCGCCCGCCTCCGGGTTCCAGTCGCCCAGCACCTTGCCCAAGTCTCCTCCGCACTTGGCGAGCTCCTCTCGAAGCTCGCCTGCGTTTCTGTCCCAGTGTCCACGCTTTGGCATATACTTGCCGTCTTTTTCATAGACCTCATTGACGTAGCACACACGGTCGGAATCCTCAAACACTGCCGCTAGGTAGTCCGATAAGTCCTTAGCCTGGTCCCAGTCTCCGTCCATAACATCGACGTCAACCTCGTCCGCCCAGTCTGGTGTAATGCCGAAGGCGTCGCCCGGGTCGATGATTTCATCGTCCCATCCAATGGCGTAACTTTTCACGCCTGGAGACCATCCACGGGCTCGCGCAAACGCGATAATGGTTCCGCTTTTAACGCGTGACGGTGAGCGGCCGAAGCTCTTCCACTTACGCTCGCACTCGCCCTCGTGGTAGCGGTAGATGTCCATGCGGCTCCACGCGTCCCAATCCTGCCAAGAAAAGCCGGACTCATGGAGCGCCATGCCACAGTCCACCCACTGTTGATAATCAAGCTCGGATGGGTCTATCCAACTAAGCGCCTCCAGGAGGTCTTTGTGGTCGTCTTTATTTCCCATAGTTATTCACCACATCTACAAGAGCACGATAAAAAGGCCTGATTTTTACGAATGCCATATCCAGTGACATATCGACGACCTCAATACCACACGCCTCGGCCACGCGGTTTTCAATCTGCGCGCCTTTGCTCTTCGTCCATCCAGGGAGAAGAATCATCACCTCATACATCGGATAATAAGGCTCGTCTTCACCGTCTCGAACTCTAAGCGATAGAGCCTGTAGACATGTGGCCATGGCGGCTTCGTATGGAGAGTCTGAAGGTATCTCTGTGGCTGGGTTGAACACCATGCCATCGCTTACCTTATGCAGAACCTTCTCCATGAAGATGAAGGGGTATTTGTACCCCTTCACGCCTGTGATTGGTCCAGACAGATACACGTTTCTACCCTTTAGAAACTGAAGGTCGCTTTCCGTGACACTTTCTGCAGCAAGCTCCGCGAGCTTGTCAGTGTATTCATCGAGGTTCATTTCAATACATCTCCTAGTCCTAGACTTGCGGACAGATCTGCGAGCTCGTCTACTCTTGTCTTTGCTTCTTTGTCAGCGAGTGGACCGTTGATGAAGTCTTCTGCATACTTCAGCGCATCCTCTACGCTTTCCTTCTTGGCCACTAAGGTGATGGTACAAAGTGCCGCGGTAAATCCTGCGTCGAAGCCTTCTTCGCGGCCAATGTTATAGAAGTCTTTAGATATCGCCTTCAGAAGCTCAGCATCGAATGCAGACATTCCAATTTCTTCAAGATCCATTAGTCCTTCTTTCTAAGCAACAGCCAGCCATTGAAGAAGTTTCTTCATGGTTGAACCTTTCTATTCGGTTGTTAAAAATGGGGAATTAAAATAAATCGGTATTTATCCGAAGAAGCCGCCCCAGTAGAGCAGCAAGAAAGAAATAACCACACTGATTGCGAGGGTGTAGGCATTGTGCGGCGCGTGGGGCTTGCCATGGTTGATAATCTCGTAAATTAACCCAAAAACAACCAAAACAAGCCAAATAATTTGCGGAATACCAATGTTAATTGTCATTTATTCATCTCCAAAAATCGGTATTTATTGCAGTAAATCGTGCTTTTTTGTTTTTGTTTTCTCACTTTCGCTTCCCTCTCTTTGCATCTCTTGCACATTTCAGTTGCCAGTAGTTACACAAAAGCGAGTAGGTATATAGTGGTCCTCCATAGGCAAAATGGGTTCCAAAGAGCCACTTAGGACCTTCTGGGTCATCAGCATCAAAGCCAGCTCCCCAGCCATGTTTAGCCTCGATGTGCCAGAGAAACCACGCAAGAATTCTTTGAGGTATGGTTAAATACGGAATCATATTTTGTCTCCTTTTCTTGGTTATTCATTGCTGACCCTTCCATGCGAGCCTTTTGTAATGCTCGATTGCTGCGTCAAAGTCGCGAGTACATTCAAAAAGAGTCTGACTTGTGACGTTCCTTTGACGGTATGCAATCAAGCACTCATGTTTTTCTTTCAATGCTCGCAAGTACAGTTCATCTGCTGTCGGCTTGTGCTCAGTCACAACGGGAATGTGATAGTTCCAAGTGTTAGGCTTCATCGCTCACCACCCTTGCGCCACAATGAGGGCAATACTTAGGTAAAAGCGCTGCTCCAGTTATCGTGTCCCACAGTGCGCCACAATTTCCGCAACTGCTTGTGTAATATGGCTGAGCGTCGATACCGTCATCCTCACGCTTAATATCTGCGGTACATGTAGGGTCGATAAGGTCGGCTAGACGGTTAAAGAAGGCTTCATATGACTTAAACTGTGTGCCGATAATATCGCTAATCTTGAAAAACGCCACCTGTATGGTCATAAACCAGCCACTATTGCCTTTACCAGCTTCACGTAGCTTCTTCGCTACCTCTTCACGGCTAATCATCGCTATCACTCAGCATTTCGAGCTGGTCGGCGATGTCAAAGAGTTTAGCCATTGACCAAGAAGTCATTTCTCCTTTATCGAGAACGTGTTTTAGTTGTTTTCTAACCGATGCGATTGTTACTGGTCTTTTGTGAGTGAGTTCGTCAGTTTCAAAGAGAATGCGAGTATTATTGATTAGGTCAACCACAGAGACAATTTTTGCGTTAGCCCTACTAAACGCATATCCATCGACTATATGTTCGGTGCCATCAGATTCGTATACTGTGTCACCCATCTTAAATGGTATGCCGTCTTTATCACGGGGTAATTCAACCATGTTAGACGTGTCGCATAAGTCGATTAGACGTCTAAGAATCGTATCGACATCATCCTTATATGACGTGGTATCTTGTGCTTCCTCGCCAAAAACAGCTTTGTACAAGTCGTAAACACATACATCGTTGCATTTACATATCCTCTCGGCGATTGCTTTACGTTCATCTTTAGTTAGCATTGTTGTTCCTTTCAGTTGTTTTTGTTTGGGTCGTACGTTGCGGGGTCAATGTCGCGTGGAACAATCCAGCGGTTCATAGCCAAGCGACTCATCATGTGGCTGGCTTGCTCAAACGTCCAAAGCCCCGGATGCTGGAAGCCTTTGCGCTCCAACATGCGCACCTGTTTAGGTGTAGCCAGATGTGCGTCGATACGCTCGTGCGCCTTCTTCAGCACCAACTCCGCATATCCCTGCGTCATGCCGGCTGGGTCAATGCCAAGATTCTCCAGCTGCTTAGATTGCGCTTCAGTGGCTGGGTTTTCTTCCCACGCAAACGATGACTCGAAGGTCTGCAGATCTAAGTCGCAAATACTGACCGCGTACTGCAGAGGGTTCACGAATTGCGCCTTACGTTTACGCATACGCTCAAGCTCCGCCGCCACTGCAAGCTCGCGCTCCAGGGCCACGTCTTGCTCGGCGATTGATTCAGCGCCTAAAAGATCTATAGCCCCTTCCGCTTCCTGTGTCATCTCGGTTATACGCTTGGCCACATCATCAGATGTGGCGAAAAGTGCCGCCGGGCGCACCAGATTATGGCGTCCAGTCATCCACAAGAAGTCGAGCAGAAGAAGCTTCTCTTTGCCTGTCTCAGGCGATAGACGCGTACCACGGCCAACCATCTGAACATAAAGACTTCGGCTCTTGGTTGGTCGAAGGCACACGATACAGTCCACCGCGGGACAGTCCCAGCCTTCCGTGAGTAGCATGGAATTGCAAAGTACTTGGTACTTTCCGCGGTTAAAGTCCGAGAGAATCTCCTCGCGGTCTTCTGACTGTCCATCCACTTCACATGCTGTGAGCCCGCGCTCGATAAGCTTCTCCGTGAACTTCTTGGCCGTTCTAATAAGTGGTAAAAACACCACCGTGCGCCTGTCTTTGCAGCGCGTAACCATAGCGTCCGCGATGGCGTCCAGGTATGGTTCTAGGGCGTCTCCAAGCTGCCCCGCTTGGTAGTCTCCATGCGTTACTGACACGCTCGACAGGTCAACCTGTAGAGGTACCATCTCCGCTTCGATAGGACACAAGTAACCATCGTTGATGGCGTGCGCCATGTCGTACTCGTAGGCGATGGAATCGTACACTTCGCCAAGGTCTTTGCGGTCTGCTCTGTCGGCAGTTGCGGTAACGCCCAGAACGTTAGCGTTTTCAAAGTGGTCGAGGATGCGGGTGTAGCCTTCCGCGAGTGTGTGGTGTGCTTCATCCACCACGATACAATCGAAGGCGTCTGGTCTAAACTGTGACAGCCGGCTCTCGCGCATGAGCGTCTGAACTGAACCAACCGTGACCGACGTCCATGAGTTGAGACTGGTATTCTCCGCTTTTTCCAGCGCACATTTTAGATTGGCAGTTTGCTCAATCTTTGTCGCGGCTTGCTCTAAAAGCTCACCGCGGTGCGCCAGGATAAGAGAGCGCCCGCCGCGTGATGCCACACGACGGACGACCTCGGCGAAGCATATGGTCTTACCCGTTCCGGTTGCTTGAACCAGCAACGTACGCTTTCGACCTTGCTCCCACTCTTTGAACACTGACTCAACCGCCTCGACCTGATAGGGTCTCAGCTCCATAATTACAGCCCCTGATACTGGCTAGGCTGTGGCGCTACCTGCCCAGGTTGTACAACGCTCTGCGCAGGAATAGTGGCCTGTTGTGGCTGTGGTGCGTACACTGGCTGCGCCTGTGGTTGTGGCTGAGCGTAGTACGCAGCGGGAGCAGCCTGTGGCATTGGAGCTGGCGCGGGTGCGGCTGCAGGTGCGTTTGCTGGATCTGGAACGATGAAGTCATCCACTTCGTTGTAATCCTTGCCGTTGTAGGCGCGCGTCTTGATTCTGCACTTGCCGCTCTTGCCGATGATATTGTTCCAGTCAACGTGGAACTTCTGTCCTGAGGTGCTTCCCGCGGGCATATCACCGATGGACTTGGCAAACTTTGAAAGCTTGAAAGCCACCGTGCTGGACAAGAACAAGTTAGTAAATACGGTGGTCTCCTGGACGCCATTGGAACACCTGAGTGTCAGCTTGGCCATAGAACACGCGTCCATCTTTTCACTTCCGTCGAAGTGTCCGCGCTCAAAGCCGGTGATGGTGAAGTCGTAGACGCCAGGCGTGAGCAGAATAAACTCTGGCTCTCCTGGGTCAATGATCTCGTCGTCCCAGCCGATTGCGTAACCTTTAGTACTAGCCATTTTTATCTCCTTTTTTCTAGCTAATAAATACCGATTTAATTGAATGGAACAGGCGCGCTCTTTGCAGCTTCAACAGCACGCGCAGGCAGGATGTACTTGTTCATGACGGTGTCCCAGCCACTCACGAGGTAATCTGCGAAGCCTTCCGGGTAGTCCACAGGCGAGCACTCCGCAGGGAAGTTGCCCGTCTTGCCAACCGCATCTCGAAGCTCTGCGTCTGTAACCTTGTTGGCCACCATCAGATCTACAAGCTTCTTCATGCGCTCCGGGTAATCTGGCGCGCTGTATTCGCTTGTTGTTGTGGTTGTTGTTGTGGTTGTTGTGGTCGGCTCAGCCTGTACGGGCGCGACCGATGCGGCTGGCGCAGTCTGTGGTGCTACCATGGCCACCGGAGCCACCGGGGCGGCTGCAGCCTGTTCTGCCACCATGTCGGGGATAACCTCGCCCAGCTGTACAGGCATCTCGCCCAGTTTTAGTGGCAGCTCGTCAGGTAGTCCGAAGCGGTTCTTTGCGTCCCAAGTTGGGGCGTGTGTGGTACGAATGATACGGGCGCCGCCTGTGGCCTTAGCCTTGCCGGCCTTGTTTGTCTCGACGTAGGTCTTATAATCGCAGAACAAAACCATATCCGCCCACTCTTTTACCACGGGCGATACTTGTTTCGTCAGCTTCAACTCGAAGCGGTCATAGGCGCCTGACTCGTCAGGGCGTTCAAACTTTCGCATGGTTGAGTGTCCCAAGACTACAACGTTAATGCCTGAAGCGGCGGTGTCTGTGAGGTAGTCGAGCAGGCGGCCAAACTCCTCATAGAGAAGCGTATAGCCTTTGCCGTAATTCCATTCCTCAATACTCTTCTTACCATCGCGCGCCATGATGTACTCCGCGCACATGCGCTCGGCTGCGTCCATGGTGTCGATAACTACCGTAGAACACGGAATCTCGCGGTTCTTGATGGCCGTAAGTTCCGCGCGAAGCATCGACCAGCTTGAAGGCGTCTCAAGTCGTACGACTGGCAGCTGGTTTGTGCCACCCTCCAAATCGATGAAGATTGGGTTTGGCCACATGGCGGCGAGGGTTGATTTACCAATGCCCTCGGGGCCGTAAATCAGCGTTTTAATTGCGGTACGCTGCACACCGCTAATGACGTTAAACTGTGCCATTAGAGTCCCTTCCACTGTTGAACTTCTGGCTGTGTGTTTGTGGTTGGCTGAATCGCGTCGCCGTCCCAATCAAGCGCGTGGGACTTCTCCGGAGCTGGCTCTGCGAGGTCTTGACCCTCAATGCGACCGTCCACAATTACCACGGTGCAGGAGTCGTCAGTGGCCACGCGGGTACCGATAATCTGCAGCCCCTCGCCCTTCGCCCACTCGCCGAATTTCGCGAGCTCGTCAGTGTCGAACTGCTCTAACTTATCGACCAGAACAAAGCCACACTCTGGCTTGGTGGCGCGCACAATGGCCGTGGCTACGACCAACTGCTCTGCTCCGCTCATGTCGCCCCATGTATGATCCTTGTAAGTGAGCGCGCCCTCGTCATCAATGGACAGCTCCGGCAGTGGCAGTGGTGCGCCGTCAAGCAGTCCGCGACGCCTTGCGCGCAGGTCTTCAAGCTTCTGTGTAAGACCGTCATACTCTTGCTCTACGCGAAGCGCTTCGGCGTCTGCTTCCGCTTTCGCTTGGTTGTCGCGCACTTGGTTGTTAATCGTCTCGATGTTTGCAATGGACGACTCAATCTCTTCGGTACTTTCAAGAACCAGCTCGGCGGTGCTCTGCGCTAAAACCTTCGCCTTTTCTTCGGCTTCTTCGGCTTCCTTCGTGCGTCTGGCCAACTCGGCGCGCGCTTCTGTAAGTTGCTGTTCCAGGTCTGCCACGCGCATATTGGAAGCACTTACCGCCGTGCGTGCAAACTCCGCTTTCTTTGCGGTGTCTTCCGCGTCTTGCTTGGCCTTCAGCTTCTCGCCGTTGCGTGCCAGGATTGCTTGCTGCTCCTGGATAAGCTTGGCAGCACTTACAGGCTCGGCTGGAGCGTCCTCATGGTGTGGAAGCTTCTCAGCGTGTGCGCGCTTTGCCTTGGCGTCACGGCCGACCAGCTGGCGGTCTTGGAAGGTAGCGCGAATTGAACCGTCAATCTTCGCAAGCTCAGCGTCAATGCCTAGCGTCTGCAGAAGCGCGGTCGCCTTGTCGGCGTCTGTTCCGTTCATAAAGCGCGGGATGTTGAGCGCCAACTGGCTGATGAAGTCGTTCAGTAGTTGCTGGCCGGCTTTCTTGCCCGTTGTGTCGGTGACGTGGAGCGAGCCGTTCTTGCCCTTACGCTCAACCACGATGCCGTTAGACAGCTCAACGCGTAGTCTTGCGGGTGTTGCTCCGCCTTTACGGTTGGGGTCGGCAGGCTTCATCTTGTCCCCGCCCAGCGCCCATGCGATGGCATCGAGTACGCTCGTCTTGCCCTGGGCGTTCTTGCCACCGATGACGGTGAGACCGTCCTGGGCTGGTTCCAGCTCGACGGCGTGAATACGCTTGATGTTTTCCAACTCAAGCGATGCGATTTTTACACTCATGTATTACCTACTCTCTAATTCTGTTTGGTTAATCCAATGGATCATGACTGCTGCGGATAAAAGCGCCACTAAAATCGCAGGCGCAAAGCCGAACTGCCACATCAGCCACAAGATAATGAGCGGTGTAACACCGCACAGACTCATGGCCACAAACAGCTGAGGAATGAACCTCTTTGCTTTACCTGCTAAAATAGAGAGGTCAAACGCCCTGCCTGGTTTGTTTGACCCGCTCCTGCGTCTCCGCAAAGACGTGGGAGCACTTTTTATTGCTTTCAACTCTTAAACCTCCATCTCGCGCATCCATTTAAGAAGTTCAGCCTTCTTGATGCGACGACCGCGAACGTAACCATGCGGCAGAAGGCTTTTAAGCTCTCCGCGCTTGATGGCTGTACGAATAACTACTCGCGAGAAGCCTGAAATCGTCGAAGCTTCAGCGATTGAAACCGTTAACTTCTCAGGCGCCTCTGTTGTTGGTGTCATGTAACCTCCTCGCTCATGTAGGAAATAATTACTCGCATAGCAATAAAGCGTCTATGCACGCTCTTCACGCTTTGCGTGGCGGACTGTAAGGTCCTACATGGTTATCACTACGACCATGCAACGTTACTGGCTACCATTAGCCATTCACTTTATTTCAACAGGTACTCACCAACTCAAGAAGCTGAGCAAGTGTTGTTGCTTTCCCTGTAACGATTTACGTCTATACGGTTTGCAAGGTTCAACAATCAAGTCGTGCGATGGTGCTTAGTGCTTTACTGGCTGCTCGTCGATGATGTCGGTAATTGAGCATCCGATGGCTGCACATACAGCAAGCAGAGTCGAGAGTGCGGCGTTAGGGTTATCACCACGCTCCAAGCGGAAGATGGTGTCCTGTGTTACACCGCTCTCGTATGAGATCTGGCGCACTGTCTTGCCGCATGCTTTTCTTAGCTCGCGCAGCTTCTGTCCGTTCATGTG